TGCTACAATGAGCTTTGTGTCTAACCTACCTAGGCAATAGAATACAGATATGGCATACATTCCACTACAAATTCCTCCAGGCGTATACAAGAATGGTACTGAGTATCAGTCTAAAGGCCGTTGGAATAGCTCAAATTTAGTACGTTGGTACGAAGGCACTATTCGCCCTGTTGGTGGATGGAGGAAGCGTTCTACCTCTCAATTAACAGGAATGGCTCGTGGGTTGATTAACTGGCGAGACAATGGCAACAATAGACGTATCGCAATTGGTACGCATTCAAAGCTTTATGCAATGAATGAAGCTGGTACGTTAACTGACATCACTCCTGCAACATTTACTGTTGGTGATCCAGATGCCATATTAAAACTTGGTTATGGATATGGAATTTATGGAACATCTGCTTATGGTGTTGCTAGACCAGATTTAGGTTCATATACCACCGCTACTACTTGGAGTTTAGATACTTTTGGTGAATATTTGGTTGCCTGTTCATCCAAGGATGGGAAGTTGCTTGAATGGCAATTGAATGTCGCCAATGATGCGGCTGCCATTACTAACGCACCAACTGGTTGTACAGGTCTTATTGTTACTCAAGAAAGATTCTTGTTTGCATTGGGTGCGGGTGGTAATCCTCGTAAAGTCCAATGGTGTGACCAAGAAAATAATACGACATGGACTCCTGCCGCCACCAACCAAGCTGGCGACTTTGAGTTAACTACTATTGGCTCGTTAATGTGCGCTAAACGGGTTCGTGGAGCGACTATTCTGTTTACTGATGTGGATGTACATACTGCCACATACATTGGCCCACCATTCATTTATAGCTTTGAACGTATAGGTACTGGTTGTGGGGTTATATCTAAGCAAGCAGTAGCCGCTACTGACAATGCTTGTATTTGGATGTCTGGTTCAGGATTCTGGATATATGATGGTTTTGTAAAGCCTTTGAAGTCAGATGTATCAGATTACGTGTTCAGTAACATGAACACTACTCAATCTTCTAAGGTTTACTGTGTTCATAACTCTACTTATGGCGAGATTTGGTGGTTCTACCCAAGCTCTGCATCCAATGAAGTTGATTCTTACGTTTCTTACAATTATCGTGAAGGTCATTGGGCTATTGGTACTTTAGCCCGTACTTGCGGTACAGATCGTGGAATCTTTAATACTCCACTTATGGTTTCTACAGACGGGTATATCTATGAGCATGAGGTTGGGTTTGCTTATGATGGACAAACATTGTTTGCTGAGTCAGGACCTGTAGAACTAGGAGTTGGAGATAGAACCATGAGTCTGACAGGATTAGTTCCTGATGAAAAGACTGCGGGTGATGTTCAGGTTCGGTTTAGCACAAAGTTTTATCCAAATGCTACAGAATATAACTATGGCCCATATTCAATGGCTAATCCTACTTCAGTACGTATAAGCGGAAGACAAGTAGCCGCCAAGATTGAGGGTGTTAGATTAACTGATTGGCGAGTTGGAACTATTAGGTTTGATGGAAAACTTGGTAGTTTGAGATAAAACTAGCTATTTTTAATAGTAAATATTATGATTGACCATGATTCTCAAGATTGGCGTGAACTAAGGAATGCCAAACTGTTAGAATGGTTTGGTGGCAACCAGAGTGCTGTAGACTTTTTAGTCGCTTTATCAGGTATAGCCGAGTTATGGGATGACTTGGTAGACAAGGATAAAGAGCCTAGCAGAAAAGACATAGATATTGTATTTTGGAATGCGCTGGTGACGCTACCTACAAATGAGTTCTTTAATCAGAATAAGACATTTTTAATGCCTTTAGTGGTTCAGAGTATAAATGCTTGGCAAGACTCTGTAGAACTTGAAAATGGTAATACCAACGACAGAGCCTATGCGCTCACATTGCGTATTATTTCATTACAAATAGCACCAATGATTGTCTTATTGCTTAGAGGAAAAGAAGCAATGAGAGATGTAAGTACGGAAATGTGGCGATATTTTACGTCACATGATGATGCAATTAAATGGATACAAGGGGAATAATATGTCTCTAGGCGGTGGAAGTTCAAGTCAACAGCAGTTAGATCCTGCATTACGTGATGCATATTTAGCCAATGTCCAAAGCGCACAAGGTGTTGCCGCTGGTCTAGCTCCTAGAGAGTTTGCAGGATTTACTCCTGACCAACAAAATGCTTTTCGAATTACGCAACAATTTGCAGATCCAAATAGTCAGCAAATGCGTCAGCTTGGTACTGCAAGTACTTTGGCTACTAGCGCAGGACTATACCAACCACAAAATGTTGCATCTCGTGATGTTGAAGCGGCTTTAGCTCAAGCTGCTCAATTAAGTCGTGGAACAGTTCGTGATGTTAATGCAGAGCGTATTGCTGCAGAGCGTATTGCGGCAGACAGGGTTTCTGGCGCTAATGTTGCATCAGAAGCGTTAAGACAAATTGCGCCTGAAGCTCGTGCAAACATTCGTGATATTGCGGCTGGTTCGTTTTTGAATCAGAACATTCAGCAATACATGAATCCATATACTCAAGCAGTTACCGAGCAAGGTTTAACAGAGTTAGAGCGTTCACGCCAGTTGCAACAACAGCAAACTGCGGCTCAAGCTACTGCTGCTAAAGCTTTTGGTGGATCACGACAAGGTGTAGCAGAAGCAGAAACAAATCGTGCATTCGGTGAAACTGCACAGAAGTTTATTGCTCAACAGAATGCTCAAGCTTACGATCAAGCACAACGTGCTTCTGAGGCTGATTTGGCTCGTCTAATGCAAGCACAACAACTTAACCAAGCTCAAGACTTGGCGACAACTCAACAGTCTTTGCAGTTGGCAGGTCAGTTTGGTTTAGCTAATCAACAAGCGGCATTGGAAGCGGCTCGTGCTAATCAGGCAACTGGATTGACTGCGGCTCAAGCTAATCAAGAAGCTGCTTTAAAGTCGGCATTATCTAATCAAGGTTATGACTTTAATGTTGGTCAGCTTAATACGCAAAATCAACAACAAGTTAACCTTGCTAACCAAGCTGCACAAAATCAAGTTGCATTGGCTAACGCTCAGAACTTCTTACAAGCTAACTTAGCTAATCAAGGCGCAGGATTGTCTGCTAATCAACAGCGTTTGGGTGCGGCTGGTCAAGTTGCAAACATTGCTGGTCAAGGCCAACAAATGGGACTTACTGGCGCTCAAGCACTTCAACAACAAGGTGCATTGCAACAAGGATTCTCACAACAACAGTTGGACGCAATCCGCAATCTGCCATTGGAGCAACAACAGATTCTCAATCAAGCATTGGGTATCAATGTTGGTGGTGGATCTGGAATGCAGTCTACATCTACTTCACGCCAAGGTTTGCTTGGCTTGCTTGGAATTGGTTAAGGAGTAAATTATGCCTTTTAATATTGGGTTGTTATCTGATGCCGCATTGACGGGCTTGTCTGATACCGCTAAAGAATCAATGCAAAAGCAAGCCACTCAACAGTTCTTGTTGGGTAGTTTGTTAAGTGGTGATCCTGCTACTGGCTTTAAGTCAGCAATGGATATTCCTGCTACTTCATTAAATATGCAGAAGATGATTCGTGACCAACAGATTGCTCAACGTCAGCAAGAAGAGCTTGCAGGGTTTATGGGTAAATATGCACCCACACCAACTCAAGCCTACCAAAAAGCATATTCCAATCTACCAGAGAATACTTCTTTTGATTACAACCCAACTCCTGAAGCCTTATTTAGACAGCAACAGATATTAGGTCAGCCGATTGATTACAACCAAGCTTTATTAGATTCTTTGCGTTTATCAGGAAATCCTGCACAACCTCAGATTCGTGAAACCTTAACTGCTATGCAACCTAAGTTCGTAGGAGATCTTCGTGTTGATGCAAGTGGTAATGTTTTAAGTGGTTTACCAACCATGAAGGATGGTGTTGTATCTCAATTCAATCCTTTAACCCGTGGATATTCTTCAGCTCCTGCACAGGGTTACAGAGAGTCTAGAATTTTAGCAACTCCTCCAGAAGTATCTACAAACACAGAACTTGTGCCACGTCCAGGCGGTGGATTCATGCAGCAACCAATATTTGGTGCTGTTCAATCTGTTGCAGCAATTGAACAAGCTAAAGCTATTGCTCAAGCTGGTGGTCAAGTTGAACAAGTTATTGGTGCAGATGGTAAGACTTACTATGTTCCTAGATCTTCTCTTCTTACTCAGCCTCCTCGTGCTGGCGCTGCAGGAACTACTCCACCAGTTGGGGGAGTTGCAGGAGCAGTAGCTAAGATTTCTCCTGCTCAAGAAGCAGTAAATCTTGCAACATCAAATCGATACAATGAGTTTACAAAAACTGCTCTTGATGCCGCATTGACAGTTGGAGATCGTAAGACTTCTGCCGAGTATCTATATAACGCTGCCGAACAACTTGATCCTAATAAACTGACAGAGTTTTTTAGTACTGGTGCGGCTTATATGAGAGCTATACCTGGTGTTGGTGATAAATTTGACTCATTAGTAGGTAATGTTAACTTGCTCAATAAGACACGTTCTGAAGGTGTTTTGAAAGGCTTAAGCAACATTAAAGGCAATGCCAATGCGTTTGAAGGTGGAATTGTTGACAAGGCAACTACTGGTGTAACTGATCCTAAGTTTGTTACCAAGTATGTATCTGCTTTGGAGATTGCTGCCGCAGATAAAGATGATGCCCGTCAGAGATTCATTGATGCCTATACAGGTGATCCTAAAGCTGTTTATACGGCATGGGCTAACTCTCCTGATAACCCACGTTTGTATAACCATCCAAAGGTTAATCAGTTCCTTAATGAGCAAATTGCTTCTTGGCAACAAGGTGGCTCACAAGGTAGTCCTGTAATGCCAGCAGGTTTTACAGTTGGACGTAGTAAATCAACTGGCGCTATTTTGATTAAGAAGCCTGATG